CCCGCTAAATAAAACGTTACTGTTTAAACCTACGCTATAGCCTTGCGGCGCACCAATATCTAAAAAGTTTGCTGTAGAGCCCGTAGTAAGAGAGTTTGACGTTACTAAGTAAAGTCTTGAATTAGCAGCTAGACTACCGTTTTCTGATACTGTAGCTACTAGCTCGCCTATTTCATAGCTTGTAGCATTGGCTCCTAAAGCTACAATACTATTCTCAATACGGTTCCCCAAACCTACTCTAGTAAAGTTACCACCAACCGGCGAGTTTTTAACCATTAAGCTATCAGATACGTACATAGCGTGATTAGTTTCACTTCTATATAAAGTACCGTCGGAAACACTAAAAGGATTACCAGAAGCCGTAAAGTTAGTAGAAGAAGGGCTGGCAGGACTACTAAAGTTAGTTAATAAAGATTTTAAGGCGTTATTATACTGTGCCCTAGCGGTTGTTAGCGAGGTTGCCGCAGTAGGTTCCACGTAGGTATTTGAATTTATTAAAGCCATGTTATACTCCTATAGCTGTTATCATAACGCTGGCGGAACTATTAGCTAAGTAAGGTCCGGTACCATTGCTTGATATTAATTTAAATGATAATGATGTATTAGAGGCTGCAGTAGTTACAGCAATAGAGGGATTAGCTTCTGCATCTTTTTGGTCGAGTATTGCATAGGTAATAGCAGGTCTATTTAAAAAATTTGAAGAAGTAATATCTAACACGGTAGGGCTATCATCGTAAAGAACGGTGTTAGTAACAATTGTTTGCTCTTTATCTATTGTAACTCTAAATTTATCTAAAGTAAAGTCATAATCATCGGGTAGTGAATTAGTTACTTCAAATTTAATTTGCAACCACCTAAAAGTTTTTTTACCAGATTCATAAGGTGCAAACCCATCACCACCACCTACCCCAACAAAAGCAGCAACATTTACATTACCATTTGCGTGAAAAACGGTATCTGCGATAGAGGTTCTAATAGAAACCTGCTTGTTTACAGCATTTATAGCACCTTGATAAGTGTTAAGAGTACCCATATCATTATACTGAGTAAGGTTAACTAAAGCATAGGAAGCACCTGAGGTAACGTTTGAAAAAGAGTTAGTGGCTATACCATAACCGTCAACCTGTAAATCTCCGTTAGCGTAATAAGTATCGCCTAGTTTAATACTATTAGTACTTGTTAAACCCGCAATTAAAGCATACGAATTAGCATTGGAAGTATCCCCAATAAACTGACCTTCGTTAAAAATAGCCCATACGTTACCGTTAACAGGACCTGTCATCCAGGTTTTATTATTAGAATCATATCTCCCGCTAGCTACGGCGGCATTTTCAAAACCTAGTACATTACCTATACCACCAAAACTAGAGTCTTCTAGTACAGTAGAATCGCCCGAGCTATCGCTAACACCTTCTAGGTACTTAGTTTTCTGATCATAATAGGTATCCTGTATAGACTGAGTGCCTACTACGTCAATTATTATAGACCCTGTAATTGGCGTACCTAAATCTCTAATTTGCGTTATGTAAGTAGCGTTAGCAGTAGCTAGTAAGTCTGTAGAAGAGCCTCCTATAGCTGACCAACCTGAGCTAGAGCCGTTAGCATTGTCAACAGCACTAGTATATGCATAAGATAAGCCACCTGTATTAGAGTCAGCAAGAGAAGGATAGTTGTTCTCTGTACTATTTAAGTTAACTAGTTCCGAAAAGTCTTCTGTAGGATTGTCTTCATTTATAGCAAATATTATGGTATTTCTTTTAGGACGAGAGCTAGTAATAGTTAGTCCTACAACTGATTCACTAAAGTTACCGCTAGTATCTTTAGTTCTTGCTAAATAAGTATAAGTACCAAAAGTTGTTATAGGTATAGATTTACGGGCGGTACCTGCAGATACCGTAACTAACTCATTACCAGCTAAGAAATTATCTAAAGTAATGGCTAACTCACCGGGTAGTATTCTTATAAGTACTTCTTTAAGGTCTATATCCTGTAACTCACCATTAATACGAGCATACTGCCAGAATAAGGTAATTTGTTCATTATTCTGACCTCCAGTAAGGTTACTAATATTAGCAGGTGCTGCTGATTTACCTATTATATCCTTGCTCATAGTAGTAGTGTAGCCTCTAAGAGTTTTATTTAAAGGTACAATACGTAAGGTAATAATAGTAGAACCTGCAACTAATCCCCTATTTACGCCATTTATAGTAAAGTTTATTCTACCATTAGCATCTATACCTGTAGCAGGTACTTTAGACGTATTAAAGTCTGTTAAAGGTGTTCCAGCGTTATCAGAACCTATAGACACAACAGAATCTATTTTATAAGAAATCTCATAATCAGTTACTTCTTGTCCTACGATATGATCAAAAGAACAGGTTGCTCTAACAACAACACCACCAGATTGCTCTCTATATAAAGATTCAGTAATAGTTATATTTTCTACTTTTTGTATAGGTATACTAGATATAGTTATAGCATCTTCTACAAAAGAACTAACCCTACCTAGTCTATTTTTGTTTCTAGCTTTAACAGATACTCTACCTGTAGGTACTTCTCTAATAGTAGCATCATCAGGTAGATAAAGTTTTTCGTAGTTGCTACTTGTTTGAATAGTATATATACCTGTATTAGCTAATCTAAAGTTACCACCATAGGTACTAGTATTATAGTCCAGAGTAAAAGTATTAGCAGACAAATTAGCTAGTACTCCTACAGGATTAGGACTTATGTTTATAAAGTTAAAGTTGGTAATATCAAAGTCTGGCACAGTAGCTGTATAAATTCTAAATACAGAGTTAGCTGTGGTAGCTGCATTATATTTTGCGCTAGCAGGATCATAACTAGTGTCTGAAATAGTAAATACATTATTAAAAGACAACTCTACAGAGTCTCCTACTTCTATAGCAGGGACCGCGTATTTCTCTGTTTCTACTCTAAAACCTGTGTCTAACAAGTCGTTTGAGTATGTTATGTTTGCTTTTCTACTTAAATCTTTATTAAGGTTAACCGTAAACTGGTTAGAGTTCTTAGCTATACCGTCTATAAAAAGCTTTATAAACTCTGCCTTATGTGGCTTTATATCTAGTTCTATAGTTGTAGGAGATGTACTGCTATTAAAAGAAGCTTCTTTTATTTTTTTAAGATTAGTACCTGTTACATAAAAAGAAGAGTTACTGTAGTATGCAGGGTCTATAATTTGATTTATAGATATATAAAAAGGAGGTGAAGGTAGTATATTACCTAGCTCAGAAGTACCAGAAGGGGCATTTTCTATAGTTATAGTTTCGGTAGTTTTATCGTAACCTGTAATAGGTCTAGATATATTAGTTAGTAAGTTATTATATCCTACAAAGTTTAACTGACCCCCTGTATTAGCATTTTCTTTTACAGGTATATTAATAGAGTCAGCACCTTTTAGTCCTGAAAAAGCAAAGCCATCGTTAACCTCGAGTACGTGTTGGTAAAAATTCTCGTCAAAGACCTGACTAAAGCCTTCTATAGTTAGTACAATGTTACTAGCATTTTGTATAGCGTAAGCATTACAAAGTAGTTTGATTTTACCTACTTCAGCAACAAAACCGTTTTTACCTGCTAATACAGTAGAAGGGGTGTTATTAGCAAAGCCAGTAGAGCTACTAGTTGTAAGAGTTAGTGGCGTAGTTGCAGTAATAAGGTTAACAGTAGCGTATTCTGCAGGGCTGGCCATAAAGTACTCAGTCTCTAAATCTTGATCTTTGTATCCTGTTACTTCTGTACTTTTTCTAATATTTACATCAGCGTATACAGACCCGTCTGTTTTTACTTTATTAGCGTAAGATAGGCTAAATACGGGAGTAGGGGGTGTAGAAAAAGGAGAAGTAACATCTAGGTAAGGAGTAGCTTTAAAGTTTATAAAAGTGTCCGAATCTATATATACATTAGGTATATACTCTAACCCACTTACTGTTATAACCTCTTCTTTTGATTCTCTGGCTATACTAGTAACTTTAAATAACTTAGCAGATAGGTCAGAGTAGTAGTTTCCTGGGTTAACTATTTCACCTAAAGACCATAGGTCTCCAGATTTAGGTAAGGAATTGGCATTAAAAGATCCATTAACAGCATCTAAAGACCTAGTTATAGGGTTAAACTGTTGTATAGCGTTTACTCTAACTACATCAGCACTAGAACCCGTATTTCCTGTAGATATTACTTCATAGTTAGTATTACTTACAATGTATAAGTCTAGTCTATCTGTATCCTGTCTAAGTATTCTCATAGCTATAGGGTAAGTATTAGCTGTAAAAATTGCACTAGTTAAGGCTGGTACGGTAAAGTGCTCTAAAAATACGTTAGCACCTGTTACTGTATTTGAAAATACCCTACCACCGTACCCATAAGTTAAGCCAGTGTTTCTAGTTGCTACACTAATAACATCACCAGGCGCTAAATTAATAGCATCTAAGCTAGCACCAAAAGTAATAGACCTTTTTAAATACCTAGAAGCAGCTAACTGGTATTGTGCAGTTCTAATTGCTTGGCTACGTCTAGTAACACCAAATAAGTCTAAAGATAGTATATTATCTATGTTTGTAAAATTAGTACCATCATTATTGTCAGAAGAGTCTACCCGTACTGTTTCTCTTTTAAAGTGGTTTGAAGGTTCAATATAAGTAACGTCTACGCCTGTATAAACATCACTTTCTTTGCCTCCGGATATTTGCAGAGTACCTTCTTTTATAGTACCTTCATTAAACATCATAGAAGGATACTCATCCGGCATGTCTACTGCAATACTAATTTTACCACCGCTATAAATAATAACGGAGCGAAAGGTAGAAGAAATTTTATTTAGCAGGTCTATAGACTTTTCTGTTTCCATTATGGATAAATCAGAAATAAAACGTCTTTCTTTTACAGCACTACCTTCTGGTATGCCTGTTTGATTTTGCCTATTAGACGTAAATAAAGTTCTAGGCTTATATCTGTAAGAACCATCTGCTAAACCATTAACACCTATAAAAGTTCCTGTAGAAGAGTCACAAGCATCACAATATTGCGCTACTTGATAAAATTTATACTTATCAATATTTTTTTCTGGAATACCTAGTCCATAGGTTTTATTAGTTAGTATGTCATATATTATCCATACAGGATTTTGCGTCCAAGAGTATACAAAACTACCATCCCAGGTACCTACATATATTTCAGGCTCTAAGTCTGTTAGCACAGTACTAGTACCAGTCTGTTGTAAGTAGTAGCCATAAGTAGTGTACGAATAAGTAGAAGTGCCTATTTCTAACTGTCTCCAGTCTATTTGACCGTCTACGGTAGGTTGGTTATAATTAGAAGGTACTTTAACTAGTAAACCTTTAACAATACTAGTAAAGTTAGGTATACCTCCTGTATGCTCATTAGCTGCTTTAATTGCATAACCAATTAAGGATGTTCTTGGATATGCTAAAGCTGTGTTTTCTATTTCATCCCATCCTATAATAGCTATATTATCTTCTATTTTAGAATCGTCAGACTCATCGGAGGTTTTGCTTATAGAAAACCTATAACCTGTTTCGTTTTTATTAGTGTTACCTATATTCATAATTACACTAAACTTATAAGCAGTGTCACTTTTGCCTGTTATATCAACAGAACGAGAGTCAAACACCACAAGACCATCAGAGTCATATAACTGTATTAGTAGAGTTAGGCTTTTAGCGCTTACGTTACCTTTATCATCGCCTTTAAATAGAGCATTTACAACAAAGTTAAATTTTATAGCATCCCATGCGGAAGCACTAGTTTCCTGTAAAGTTATAGAAGAAGAGGGTACACCTTCTATATTACCTTTTTTAAGTACTGTTTGGCTACCGAACTGCTGAGGCGAAATAATCCTATCACCGAAAAAAGGTAAAGGGTCTTGAATTAACGTTCCAGGAGTAGTAACTGTTTGAAATTTTTCAGTATTTTCAAGACCGTCACCGTCAAGGTTTACTAAATCGTCAATCTTACTTTCAGCTATTTGTATATCTTGAGGGCCGTTAGGGTTTATTCTGTATAAAGGACCTTCTCCTAAAGCATTAGTAAGTAGTAAAACATCTGTAGAAAACAGAGAATTGGGAGCTACGTTACCGCCCCCTTTACCTCCGCCAGCACCTCTTATTACAGGCACAGTTTTACCGTTATAGTTATCTATTGTTTTTCTAGTCATTTATCCCTCAAGTACGTCATTAACGCTTATAATAGCATTTTTCCCGTGGTTAACTGTTTCAATATAACCACTTACTAATTGTCCTGCAACCCTAACCATACCGTAATGTAAAGCTATTGGAGTACCGCTATTAGTAGTATTAGATAGCCCACTAAAGAAACCATTTTCTCTAGCAGTTTCCTGTTTTACAGGACCTTTAGCAAACATAGCGCTTAAAGCAGCTAAACCTATATTAACTGCTATATTTTGCATAGTACCGGCAATAGTAGCTAAAGTGCCTGCACTTAGTCCTCCAGCGCCTATAGCGGCAGCGCCGGCAGCTCCACCACCTGCGGCAGCAGAAGTAGCAGCAGCACCTAGAGCTAAACTCGCACCAAAAGTAAAAATAGCAGCAGCAGCCATTATAGCCAGTAACGCGCCTCGTTTACCGCCACCACCTGTAACAGCAGGCACAATATGCATAATATCATTTTCTTTGACTCTTTTAATAAATAAAGCGTCAGGAGTAATCTCTTTTAGGTTCTTGTCTAAGAAAATATAACCCTCATCAATTCCGTTTAGCTGCTGTTGTTTTGCATAGTTAAAGAATTTTGGTTGCATACTATTAATATAAAACAACACATCACTATAGCTATAAGCATCTACTTCTAAGATTTTAGAAGTAAATAAGCTACTAAGAGTGGAGTGTGGTTTAATCGTTAGTATCAATGTGTGTTTCCTCAAATGGTGCAAATTTTAGAGCATCTACTGTTTTATCAAACCAGTATATGTAAAACTTATTATTAAAACCTACTAAAAACTTATAAGAGTTAAAAGCAGCACTAATTTTGTCTTCACTACTAGGTATAGGATTTTCGTCACCAGGGTGTGAGTGAAATATTCCCCATATGTTTCCGTCATGCTCTACTAACGCAGCAGGGTCTAAATAAAAAGTAACTTTAGGTAGATCACTTATATTTTTACAAGGTATATACTTAAAATCATTAGTTATTATCCCTACACACTCGTTAGGATAATCTCGCATTGCGTGACTATTCATATCTTTCTTTAGTTGGTCAAAGGTGTCCATCGGTAAATTCCTGTTGTGTATTGTTGATAATAGTTCCCATAAAGACCTACCCAGCTTTTTTTATTAGCGGCTGTCTGCACTACTTTGTTTTTATCCACGTATACTGCGCAGTGATTTGTTACGTTAGTATCGCCTATACTCATAGTTATAACATCATATAGCTGGGGTGTTGTTACTTTTTTCCAAGCAAAATCAGTACGTTTTATAGCAGCAGCCATCTCAAATAGCGGCTGTGTAGTTTTATTATACCAGTCAGCATCTACTATGTTACAAAAATCATGAGTAGATAGAGGCACTGTTATATTTAACTGATGTTTGTATATATACCTACATAAGTTAAAACAATCTATACCTGTTACAGGACTATCACCTAAATGTTTATAGGGAAATCCTGTATAGTCGTCATACCATTTTTTCATGCCTAAATACCTTATATAAAGAGGATAGCCAGTAGTCATCTAACAGTTCTATTTTAGAAGTTTTACCTTCTTCCATATGTAAAAACTTACCTCTTTCTAAGTATAGCCCGAAGTGTGTTAAACAGTTAGAATTACTAGCCTTAAACACCATTAAATCATAATTTTTAGCAGCTGTCAACGGAACATTTGTAGCATATTTGTCTGCCCAGAGGTCTACAGAATCAGTAGTAAACTGCAACATCCATCGCTTAGATTTAGGATAATCAGGTAACTTAATATCAATATGTAATTCTTTTGCATAAAAATCTGTTATTAAGGTTATGCAGTTAGTAGCTTTATAATCGTGTTGTATAAATAAATAGTTGTTTAAAATCATTTAGTAGCTTTTCTATAAAGTATGAATAAATCTTTTTTATGCTCTAGGCACTGTTCTACCTGTACCAGGAAAGCCCCCAAAATGTCTAGCGTTATTTCTTATAGTACAACCTTCAAGAGACTTAGAGCATACATCCTCAGCTTCGGTATTTGCTATTTCATTGTTGGCGGCTATAGGATTAACGTTAGACACTAGATCGCTGCTTGGTATGGCTAAACCTCCAGATCCAGGGTACTGACACTCTTCGCCTTTGTACTTCCACTGACAGGTATTCTTATAATACTTGCGCTTAGGTGTTACAATTTTAAAATACTGTAACCAAGATACTAAGCCAAATTTAGCTATATGCTCATTCATAGACTCTAGCTGGTTAATTTTAAAGTTGTCTAATAAATAACTTTCAGGATCTACTTCTGCGTTAACTATATATAGTGGGTCAGTAATCTCTGTAGTACTAAATAAGGCAGTATCTAAGTATACATTGCCGTGCTCAGTAATAGCTAGTATGGTAGCAGTGTTAGCATCTTTACTGGTTTTAACTACGTCTCCCACTCTGTAAGGAGTCATATTACTAACAGTTATTACGTTAGAGTTAATAGCTGTTATTAGCGAATACTCAGGCCAATAGTCTAAAAAGTTAGCAAAAGTAGTTTTAATATCTATTACTGCGCCCAATAGGTCCCTAGTATCTGCTTTACCAGGTACCCAAGTACCTTTAACATTAGTAGTTTGGTTTATAGTAAATGAAGCATTAGCAGAGCCGTAAAAATTTACGTAGTCAATATGATAAGATAAACCATTAGCTCTTGCACGAGTTAAACTATCAAAAGATTCATCACCGACGCTACCTACTTCTGCAGGAGTAGCATTAACTGTTCTAGGATCTATGCCGTGCACAGGCTCCCCGTTTACATAAGCTATTACAGAATTAGATATGTTATTACCAGTAAGATGAGGGTTTTCTACTAACGCAGATATTATATTATCTACGTTAAATATACTAATAGTTAGTTCGTTTATTTTACCATCAGAACCTTGGTCAATACCGGTTACGTCTACGGGTAGGGGCATATACGTAGTACCTGCATGTACCACATTATAAGATAGGTCGTCAACAGTATCTGCAACGACTTCTGCAAATTTAATAGGAAAGGCATTAGGCCAAGCTCTACCCTCACCATCCCCCGTAGGGTTACCAGCTTCATTGGGCGGGTACCACTCCCCAGGATAATAAATTGAATATAACCTAACTAAAGGGTTTTGTACAAAAGCATTCTTAGCTGCAATAAAACCGCTAGGCGCTGTGGCAGAAACTGTTGCTATTGCTGTAGTTACATTACCAGACATTACGTTAGCTATAAAAGGAATGTCGCCTGATTGTAGTGCTCCGTTAGCCGTACCACTAATAGTAGTACTATTTGAATGTACTACTTCTACATTACTATACTCTTGTAAGGAGTTAGCTAGTCTAACTTTTAAAGTATTATTTGAAGTATCAACAGCAGAGATAACACCTACCGTTAAGCTAGTATTACCTATTAAGACATTACTAGGGCTGAAGCCGCTAGCATCGCTAACTTGTAGTACTACGTCATATGTTCTTGCAGTCATTAACTAAAAGTCTCCTTTAGATCAAAGCTAACAGTATAAAAGTTATTTATAACGTTAGCCTCGCCTGTATGTATTTGTTTTACGTTTATAGCACCAGCAAAATGTACGTTAAGAGTTCCGGCCTCTCCTATATGTGCTAAGTCTAGGGTAAAAGCTTCAAATTCACCACTCCTCGCATCATAAAAATTTTCTATAGCTTGTCTGTGCAAACCGTTAATAGCAGTATACGTCATGCTATACTCTCTAGTAGGTCTACGAGATTTTAAACGTCTTTTGTTATAACCAGCCTCGCTAGTAAAGCTTATACTAGAATAAGACTTTTTAGAAGAAAAGCCTTTATCTGGTTTTCTGTCCTGCATAGTACTAAAACTATCAATAGTAAAAGTACCTACAGCATCATCTGGGTATAGTGCCATTAAACAGCTCCCGCTCTCATAGACCTTCTAACAGGTCCGTTGTTTTCAAAATCTCTTAACATAATATCTATTACGTATTTTTCGCCATCAAATCTAGGAGCTGATGCTTCCGCGTTTTTAGGCGTGCCTTCATTAGTTATATTAATAGTAGGTGCACCGCCGCCTTCAGGCATAGCACCGGTAGCGTTCATAGACATAAGGTTATTAGTACCAATCTTGTTAACCATAGGTTTGCGTATAACAAACTCACCAGGTTCTAGTAATGCAGGAACTCTATCTCTTACACCAGCTACAGAGCCACCCTGAGCTTTTCTCATAATACTTCCGCCATTGGCAGCGAAGGCAGTACCGCCGCCAAATATACTACCTATTATAGATACTATACCACTTCCGATACCGCCACCAGAGCCGCCGCCGCCAAATACGCTACTTAACACGCTACCTAACCCACTAAACATACTAGACAAAACCCCGTCAGAACCAAATAAAGCTTTAAAAGACTTAGATAAGAAACCGTCTTCTCCTAATAGGTTTTCTATAAAGCCTACTGTTTTTTCCTCAGTAGCTTTTGCACCATCAGTAAATAAGTCAGATATAACAGATTCAGGGCCTTCAACTAG